ATTCAGGTTTCCGGAAACCTGAGGCAGCACGGCAACGCAGCATGGCCAGGACATATAGGCGCGATGCAAACGGGCGATTCGCCTCTGGTGGTGGGGGCACGCGATCGGGACGCCCTGCCGCCAGGCCGGCACCACGCGGCATCAATCGGCTCACCCGCGACAATGCGGGCAGGATCACCGGAACCGGCGATGGCGCCACCGCACGCGGTGGCAGGCTTCGCACCGCCAGCGGGAAGCGTCGTGCAGTCCAGACCGCCAGGATCCGCGGCACCATGCCCGGCACGATCAAGCCGGGCAAGCGCCGGCCAGCTCCTGCCGCGGCGCCGACCGCTGGCCGGCCGAAGATCGCCGACGTCCTGCGGTCTCAACTCCGGGCGATGGCTCAGGCCGATGCCAGGATGATTCGCGAGATCGAGGCGATGACCGGCGGCAAGGTCAGAATGCCGAAGGCCAGCGTCGCCCGGAAGCCAGCGGGCCCTGCCAAGCCGAGCACCGGCCGAGTCAGCGATGCCCTGCGCGCAAACCTCCGGCAGCTGGCCCAATCCGATGCGCGGATGATGCGCGGGATGGCACAGATCACCCGCGATGCCACCCCGAAGATCGCCGGTAGCAAATCCAGCCGACGGCTGCGTGGTCGCTGAAATGGAAACCTGAGGCAGTCCCCCACCATCCGCCATGTCCAGTCAGTCCCCGGTTACCGCCGTTGGCTCGATGCTCCGCCCCGTCAACGGCGAGCCGCGCATCCGCCGGGTCATCGCGATCAAGCCCAACGGCAAGATCCGCACCGTGGTCAACCGGCCGGCGTAGGCGCGGCGGGGCCGCTGACCCACTCATCCACCAGGGCGCAACGGATCAGGCGAGCATCGGGGCCGAGCAGTTCGAGCCCCGACAGGATCGCGTGGCGGTGGTCGGTGGCGTAGAGCTCCATTTCGCCCGTGGTGGCGACCACCAGGTAGGGGCGGGGTGTCAGCCGCGGCGCCGTCGTTTGGCCTTCCCCGCCTCGCTGAGTGCAATGGCGATCGCCTGCTTGCGGCTGGCCACCTTGGGCCCCTTGCCGGGGCCAGGCTTGCCGCTGCGGAGCTTGCCGGCCTTGTACTCGCCCATCACCTTGGCGACCTTCTGCTGGGCCTTGCTGGGCTTCTTCGGCACGGTGACTCCGCGGGGCTGGTTCAGGTTGCCGGGTGGTGGGGGTCATGCCACCACCAGCTCGATCAGCTGCCGCTTCGCCAGCTTCCGGCGGGTGCCGGCAAGGGCCATCAGCTGTCGCTGGGTGAGCTGCTCCAGGTCGCGGCAAGTCCAGAGCTGGATTTCTCGCACGGCACGCGGTGGCGACATGGTCCGACGGCTGGCGTGGCGCTGCTCGATGTAGCCGGGCGCCTCGTCCTCGGGCTCATCAAGCGCAAAGGCCAGGCTGGCGCGATCGATCCTCTGGGTGATTCCAGGCGCCCCCACCAGCAGGCGGGAGTACCAGCGGCCCAGGCGCTCGCTCGCCTCCGGCAGGGCATCCCACGCCCGGCGGGTGGCGCGGCCCGCCAGCAGCAGGGCGACGATCAGCACCTGCAGGCAGGCGATGACCAGGGCCAGGGTCTCAGCCCAGTCGATCTCGTGGTAGGCCCAGATCAGGCCTCGGGTGATGGTGCCAGCGATGCGGCCGGCGCGGGCGGGAATGGTGTTCATGGCGGGCGGCGGTGGTGTGGTGGTGGCGGGGATTGCCTCCCCGATGCAGCCAAGGTAGCGCACGCCGTGACGACGGGCAGCCCTCGGACTGATCAATTCACAATTCGACACACAGCGCAGTCACGAACAGCGACTCGCCAGGGGCGGACCCGTTGGCCATCCCTGCTGAGACGGCCACTTGCTGGCCCCAGGTGGCGCCTTGCAGCTGCTCCACGATCTGGCGGCTAGTGGCCCTGAACCGGTAATCGACCGTGCCGGAACCCCGCGGGATCGCGAGCTTCCACCTGGCCTGATCGCCTGTGATCTCCAGGCTATGGATGGCGCCGGTGTGGGTGGGGTTCATGGTGTGGTGGTGAAACGCTGCCACCGTAATCCAGCATCACGCCAGCCGCGATAGCCACAGCCTGCCGCCACCGCTGATCGATTGGTAGAGGGTCAGCGCGACCTTGTGGGCCTGGGCGTCGGTCAGCTCGGTTGCTGTTGCGCGTAGTGCCTGCCGGGTCGCCTCCTCGTCCCTAGCGCTGACACAGGCATGGCACAAAAGGAATGCAGCGAGATCAGGCGGCAATTCCATGCAGTGGGCGGCGGGTGTGGCTATTATGGCGGTTCCCACCAGTTTCCACCATGGAACCACTGACAGGCGAAGCCCTGAAGGCTCGCGTTGATGAACTCAAGGCGGCCCACGCTCCCGAAAGCGAGGTAGCCATTGAATGTGGCTACACCCGCGCCGACGGTAAGGCCAACGTCAACGCTCTGAAGAATGCGCTTCTCGATGCCCACGGGCTCAACCTCGGCGCTCCCAAGACCAGCGGGAAGGGCGGCCGTGGACGGGGTCTTGGCTTCCGGGTCACCGCAGGCAAGACCAATGGCAACGTCTTGCTCAGCAGCGGCTACCTGGAACTGATCGGCGTCGCCCCCGGCGAGGAGGTGCTGATCGCCCACCAAGGCGAAACGCTGGTGCTGTCGAAACCCGGCGCCGTGCCTGCCGCGTGCCCGGCGCCCGCGCTCACTAGCGTCTGCACCTACGACAGCGCCCCCGCGCAGATGGCGGCCTGAGGTCGCTCGGGGCCTGCTGCGGTGGGCCCCTTCACATTCACCCAAACAACGCCACCGATTCCGCCAGCGACTGAGCACCCGGCCCGAGCAGTCGCTTCTCTGATGCGGTGGGCGTCCGCAGGGCCCGGCTGAGCTCCAGTCGGGCCTTCACCATGTCTGGGCCCCGTTCCACCAGCCGGGCGATCCTGGCCGCCATCGCGTCCTTCAAGTCCGGATCGGTGAGCCGCCGTTCCTGCCGGCGCAGCCCGTCCAGTCGCTGCTGATGCTGGCCCTCGGCGTAGGCCTCCACACCCCGTTCGTGCTCCTCCTGCCAGCGGTCGTTGTCGAGCAGCACCGCACGCACCGCCGGGTCGCGCTCCTGCACCGCTTCGTTGGGGACAGGAACGGCGACGCAGCGGCACCTCGGGTGGAACGGCAGCAACACCCGATCGACCGGGTACACGCGGCCATTCCGCGCCGCGCAGATCGGGCAGGTCCGTTCATCGTTCGACGCCAGCACCCGCACATAGGCGTCGCCGCGCTCGCGGGCCCTGCCCAGCGATCCCTGGGCGTAGACCGCTGCCAGCTCGCTGCGGGCGATCAGCGATGCCCGCTGCTGGAGCCCCAACCGCCGGGTGATCCCATCCGGATCCTTGGCGCCCTGCAGCGCCACCCGGATCTGCTTCTCCAGCCGTTTGGGCCCCCATCCCCTGGTGGCACCCTCACCGACGATCTGCACCAGCTGATCCCGGAACCGGACGCCCTCACCCCGGATCAGTGCGCTGACATTCGTGGCCGAGGCCCGGATCGCTGCCGGATCAGCCCCGGTGAATGGCACCGCAGCTGGTGGCAGCCCCGCGAGCTGCTGCAGCTGCAGGCCCAGCTCACCGCCGAGCCTGGCGGCCTCGCGCAGATCGCCCTCGTACTGCACGCGCCACTGCTCCAGCTCCAGGTCGGAGAGGAACCGCTGCGCATCGCTGATGATCGCCCTGTATTTGGCGGTGGCCTCCAGGGTGCTGTACTCCCCCGGCCGGCGGATGGCGTTCCGGGCCGGGTCGTAACCCTGGGGGCCCAACGACTCGGTGTAGCTCGTGTAATGGCGCCGCAGGTCGGCCAGGACGCCCTGCAGGCTGCGGCGCAGCGTGGCCACGGTGTTACGGGCCGCGCGGGCCTCCAGCACGTCGAGGGCCCTGGCGTAGTCGTCAGCGACGCCCACCAGCCGGCGGGGAGCCGGTGGCGGGCTGCTGCCGGAGTCAGGGGACGGGCCGGGGGTTTGGGTCACTCGCCGGCCACGCCGTCAGCCTCAGCCTGAAACACCGCCATGTGCAGGCCAACCTGGGCCTGCCCCAGGCAGAACACAACCTCCGCTACGTCGGGGCCGTCGTCGGCGCCGAGGGCCTGTTCGATCAGGTCGTCGAGGGCTTGCTGAAACTCCATGGTGGGCAATGCTGTGGGCCGCCCCAGCTTACTCGGGTGGCATGGCGCCGAAATCATTCACCCCCGGCTCGTCAGCAGGCTCCGGTGTTTCGGCTACAAGCCGTTGCAATTCGTCATCCACGCTGGTGACGCTGCGATTCTTGCCGCGGCGGATCAGTTCCTCGATCGCCGATCGCTGGCTCATCAGCTCCACGCCACCGGCCAGCTTCTGCAGCTGATCCACGTCGGCGGCCTCCATCGGCCGCTCAAAGATCGTGCTCGACATCGACAGACCGGCGCCGGGATCCAGGGTTTCGCCGGTGAACAGGCACCAGATCGCCATGAGCTGCTGCATGGCAGAGGACTTCCGCAACGCCAAGCGCTTGATCGCCGATTCGGTCTGCGCCCCCTCCATGCCGGCCTGCGTGGCCGTTTTGACGGCCCCGGATTCGCCGTAGAGGAACCCGAGCGTCTGCGAGCGAATCAGCTGCTCAACATCCAGCACGCCCTGCCGCTGATCCGACAGGCTGGAGGCAGAGGGCTCAGCAAACCCGAAGTTGCCGTTTTCATCCAGCTCGACAATCGTGTTCGGGCCGATCGCCATCCGCAGCGGCTGCCCGTCTGGTCCGGTGCGAGCGAGCCTGCCCTTAACCCAGGGCACCGGCATTGAGCACCGGCGGCGCTTCTCGTTCAGGTCGGAGCGGGTCAGGAAGTGCTCGAAGCAGTGCTCGACCACCTGGCGCATCGGCAGTTCACCCCTGCCGAACCCGTTGCCTTCATCGGCCCGATACCAGATGACCGGGCAGACCGGCAGGGGGTTTTGATCAGCGCCGAGGTAGACGCCATCGTCGACGATGACCGCCTCAGGTTCTTTCTTGCCCTCCTGCTGGATCTCGTACAGCGTCCATTCACCGCGGCCGATCATCCGGTAGCGAACGACGATCTTTACGCCGAAATCGTCGGGCTCCTCATCCTCCTCCCGGACGATCACCCACTCCAGCTGCTCGCGGCCATCTTCGACGGATGTGCGCCAGTTGATGACCTGCGAACGGGGGTTCGCCACCAGGTAGGGACGGCGGTCAGTGATCACCTCCTCCGCGGAGCTGGAGGCCTGGCCCGCGGGCATCTCCACCCGCAGCCACACCCCGCCATCGCGAAGCATCAGGGTATCTGCCCGCTGCAGCCAGGCGACGATGCTGTTGCCCTCCCGGTCGATGTCATCCGTGGCCGCCTCGAAGGTCGCCGGCGGCGAGCTCAGGGTGAACTCAGACAGGATGCCCGCGTAGCCAGCCAGGGCCTCGCGGAAGAAGTCCGGGAACACCGAACGATCCAGCCGCGACTGGTAGGAGTCGTCGGGTTCCTCGACCTCCTTGGGCAGGTACTTGGCTTTGACACCTTCGCCACGGAGGCGACGGTAGGCATCGAAAGCCCGATCCAGATCCGGCTGGTGCTCGCGCAGTGCCGGATGGACGTAGCTGGGGAGCTTCGGGTTTGTGGTGGAATGCACCACGCAGGGCGGGCCGGGGTTCTGAGAGAGCTTTCCGGACCGGGTGGCAGGGGGTTAGGGCTGGGGCCGCTGCTCGATCTCCACCTCCATGCCCACCAGCTGACCGGCCAGCCAGATCAGCACGGTGGCCAGCCAGAGGCGCACGCGGAACACCGGGCTGACGCGCAGGGTGAAGACGAGGGTGGAATCGGGGAAGGAGTCGGCGTTGACGGGGATCGTGGTTCGCATGGTGGTAAGAGGCGAAATTGAGCTATCTTATCACGGGTGGCCGGCAGTGCGCAATATCGTAATCACCAGAGGGAGCAACCATGCTCGCTCGATCATCTAAGAGGAGATCATGCCGGAGGATGACTTCTTATTCCTCTTCTCTAAGAGCCTCAACTCTTCTTGCTGCAGCCTCATTCTCTCCTCTCTCAGCCTCGTTCTCTCCTCTCTCAGCCTCTCTAGATCATCAAGCAAGTCCTTTATTTGATTAGCTGCCCACACAGCACTACCGGATTGTTCGCATCGATCACGATCACGGCGCAGCTCTTCTCGCTCGGCCACCAGCTCGCGAACTGCCTCGATCAGCTCGGCGCGACTCAGTGATTCAATCGGCTGTCCAAGGAAAAAAACCTGATTTGGTGCGGGCATGGTGGATGTGCAGTGGGAACGTTTGACACCCAGGCGGGACTCGAACCCGCATCGCCCCGCAGCGGCAGGGCCGTCCTGTCCATTGGCTCGGACTGGGTGGGATGGGATGCCCCGCCGGTCACCCAGGCGGGGCAGAACAAGGGCTCAGGGAGTTGGGGCTGGGATCGGCCCCGCCATGCAGTCGCTCACGATCTGCTGGCCCGCAATGACGGTGTGAGCCGTGAGCCGGTTCAGCCGTTGGCGCATGTTCTCAAGGCTGGGATTTAGCTGATCAGATGTTGATTCTTGGTTGCACAAGATCAGCCGCTGCATTTTCGTATCTTCACACTGAACGGCAGCAGCCAGCACGGAGACGCGCATAATCTGCAGCTCCAGCTCTTCGGCCTCGCTCAGAAGGCGTTGCCGCAGCTGCTGCTGTGAAACCTTGGGCATGGTGGCGATGGCGGTGGTCCGATCCATCGTAACCCCACCGCTTCACAACCGCCTCACCCCACCCCAAACCCCAACTGCATCGCCGCGGCCTCCAGCTCGGCGCGGTTCCGGCGGCGGCGTGGTGGCCTGGGCCGGGGCTCGACCGGCCGGGACGGCACACCCAGGGCCAGCGACAGCTGCAGGACCTGGCTGAGGGACTGGCCGCGCAGCAGGATCCTCAGGCGGCCGTGGAACTGCTGCAGCGGCCCACGCGGGTAGGCGGCGCGCCGGGGGTTCCCCCACCAGGTCAGCAGCTGGCCCTGATCGCCCGGGTGGATGTTGCCCCAGGCCTGCCGCACCAGCGCCTGCAGCGGGCCCACAACGCTGATCTCCACCTCCGGGCCGTGGCAGGCATCGGCGCCGTGGAGGTCGTCAAGGTTTGAGGTGCCCGTCATGGCCCCGAGCATCTCGTTCAGCTCCGCCAGGTTCATCCCCGACTGTTCCGCCACGTCTTGGGCGCTCAGGTCGGGATCGGACAGCAACCGCTGGATTTTCCCCCACTGCTCCCGCCAGCGGGACGGGAACTTGATCGCATGGCCTCGATCCCTGAACCAATGCAGGATCTCGCCCGCGATGAAGGGCACGACGATCGTGGACAGCGCATAGGGCCGGCCGGTGCCGGGATTGATGCGGTCCGGGTCGTAGCGGCGGCAACCGCGGATCAGGCCCATGTAGGCGATGGCTTCGAGGTCGTCGTAGGGCTGGCCCGTCTTGCGGTGGTATCGCCAGGCCTGCTGGCGGGCGAGGCCAAGGTTCCGGGTGATCAGCTCCTCGCTGGTGGCCGTCGGTGGGGGGAAGCCGGAGGGGGTCATGGGAGGGAGGTGGCGGCGCTGGCCAACTCATCAGCCTGCTGCCATGTCACAGGAGCTGGCCCAGCGAAGTCCTCATCCGTCAAGAGATCGTCGAAGGCGCCACTGGCCGCCAGCAGTGGCTCCAGCGCCTTGACTTGAAAAGCCGACTGCATGGAGTGGTGAATGCGCTGCAGCTGCAATACGCGATCACAGAGATCTCCGGCCGCTCGCTTCAGGGCCTGATGGTCACGCTTCAGTGTGTCGAGCTCAGTCGTCAACAACCGAATCTGACGCTGAGCAGCCGCCAGCTCAGACCGCAGCTGCTGATCCACTGACGGAACCGACGGCAGCAACGGAGCGATCCTTCCGTCGGGCGAGACAGTGAACACCTCCCGCGGATCAGGCGGCGCCCAGGTGACGCCATCGGGCACGGGGCCTGCGGTGGGGTGATGAGCGTGAGTCACAGCTTCCCCCATGGCAGGCGATCAGAGATGTACTCGTTGCAAAACCGAGGGCCATGCGTGTCCACGCAATCCAAGTAGCGACTGGCAAATGCGGCCATGCCCTGTCCGACGAAAATCCCTAAGGCCAGCAGTGGAACGAAAGCGCAGGGCCTCACTCCCCCACCTCCCCGATCGTCACCAGCTGATCGAACTCCAGCAGCTCATCGGCCCGGGCCTGCAGGAGGCCGGTGTAGAGCGAGTGCATGGGGTGGTCGCGGCGGTCCCGGCCGGAGCGGTGGTAGAGGGCCTCTAGGTAGGCCTGGCGGCGTGATTGGAGTTGGGTGGGGGTCATCGCGCCCCCACCAGCAACCGCGCCAGCACCGCAGGCACCCGGTCCACCTGATCCGCCTCGCAGAACAGGTGCAAGGTGTGATCAGCGTCGATCTCGACTGACAGTTGAACCATGGGCTCGTAGAAGCTGTGAACCTCATCAGC